ATGTCTGCGCGTTTCATAGGCTTCCTTTCTCTGCTACGCTTTTATACGGGGTTGCGTCCCGTGCAGCTGCCGCTTTACGACCGGCGGTCGAGTTTTGTATATCAAGCGCCGCTTGGCGTTTGAATCAGTGTTAAGAATGGACACGATCAGAGATCCGCCTCTTCGGCGGCGGAGCTCTCCAGCTCTTTGCTCTTCTCGTAGGCGCTGCGCTTCTGGGCGAGGATCTTTTCCCGGTTCTCGGCGTAGAGCGAACGCCGCAGGGAATTAAGCTTCTGGTCGCTGTTGCGGCCATCGGCGTCGTCCCACATCTCGAGGTAAGCATCCGGGCCGTAGCCCGCCACGTTGGAGCTGCTGTCGAAACGGATCGCGTAGGTGCAGTCGCAGTTCGCGTGGATGTGCTCCGCGTGCCCGCCCTTGAGGGCCTTCTTGCTGGCTTCCTGCCAGCCGCGAGAGGCGAGGGCGATGCAGAAGGCACAGGTGTCGCCCCGCGGAATCCACGCCCACTCAGCGCCGTCCCGGATAGCGTTTCGCATGGTCGTGTCCACGCCCTGCATCTTGACCAGGCGGCCGACAGCACCGGAGACGATGTCCGGGTTGCCGGACTTCGCGGTGCCGACGACGGCCTTCGCGATTTCTTCCGTAGTTGCCGGATCTGCCGGGATCGCCGGAGGGAGCGTCCGCCCGGCGAGCTGCCCGATCCGGTCGTAAAACTCAGCGGCAAGCGTCGAGGAGGCGTCGCCGTATTTGTTCACGATCGCTTCGGCGATGTCGATCATCGCGTCCTGCTGCCATCGCTCAGTGGGGAAGCCGTAGCGCTCGATGTAGTCCTTCATGGCCTGGTAGGCCGCGTCGTTGATCTTCCGCAGGGCGGCGATATACTCATCCCAGGCACGCTGCGAGATGATCATGCGAGATTCAGCTCAGAGAGGACCTCCGACCCTCTCTGCAGCCGCTCCTGGGCGCGGATCCGGCGGATGTCCGCCTGGTCAAAACCGATCATCTCGAGGAACGTGTCCGTCCCTGCGAAGCCCTGGCGCGCGGAGGCGATCTTGATCGCGGCGTCTGCCGTCACGGCCACGCTCGGCATGGCGGGGTTCTTGAAGTGCGCGATGATGTCCTTCTGATCGTCAGTCAGGTCCTCCATGGTAGTGCCGTCCATGATGGCCAGCGCCATGAGGGCGATGGTCCGCAGCGCGTCGCCGTTGCCGGCGTTGAGCTGCTCGGCCATGGCCACAAGGGTCTGGCTCTGGGCGAGGATCGCGTCGGAGCTGGAGGGATTCGCCTCGCTCACGACGCCGGTGTCCGTCACAGTGAGGCCGGTCGCGGCGGAGAACTGCGTCGCGAGCACGCGGATCATCTCCACATGCGGGGAGATGTTACCCTGCGCCAACTGGCCGAAGGTCGGCTTCTCGCCGGTGTCCGGGTTCGTGGTCGCCGCGAGGATGTTGCCAACGTACTGCTGAAACTTGGTGCCGGTGATCGTGTCGTACTGGTCGTCCGTCACGCCGAGCAAGTACTTCTGCGGCGCTGTGGCGAACTCCAGGCCGATGGTCGCGTTTGCGATTGTGCGGACATATCCCTGGATCAGGCGGCGGATCGGTTCTTTGATCCGGCTCCGCCCGAAGGGCTTGGTGCTCGTCGCGTTCCAGATCAGTGCCTCCATCAGCGGGCGGCCCATGCGGTGCGGGTAGCGCGTGAAGCTCCAGCGGGTGCCGACGCGCTCAAAGACCAAAACCGCGTAATCGAGGTAGAGGTTGATCAGCGAGGGCGTCCAGGTCGTGTCATTGTTGTCCGGCGCCGTGTCGATGATTGCCATGCCGTAGGCGATCCGGCCTTTGTCGCCGTCCCAGACAGCGGCAGCCGTCTGCGGAGAGTGGAAGCGGATCTTGCAGCCGATCTCAGGATCTGCCGACAGAGTGGCAAATGTGCAGCCGTACTTGAGCTCGTCACGGCAGGCCGACATATAGGCATAGAGCAGCCGGTTGTCTGCGACCAGACGGTCGAGGGCCTCGACGTCCTCGCCGTTGACGCCGACGAAGCCGTCGAACATGCTGCGCGCCGCCAGGACGTCCACGCACTTTGCGCCCCAGCTGCAGCCGACCTCGAGGCCCTGCATGCCCTTCGGGAGCGCAATGCCGAGGTTAACGCTGTTCAACGAGATCTTGCCCTCGTAGTACTTGTCTTTCTCGGCATTTTTAGAGCGGTGCGCGTGGTAAGCGGCCAGCAACTTCCGGAAGGCGTAGACCTCAAACTCGGTCAGGCCGGAGATCGCACCGGGATCAATATTGATAATCATAAGCAATCACCCTATCCTCATTTTCTTCGTCGGGTCGCGTTTGGAAGTCTTCGCGCCCCAGAGGGCAAGCGCTGCAGCCTCGACCGGGGCGGAGTTGTCGCCGCCGAAGGCCCAGCCACCGGCGATGGGGCGCTTTACAGCTGTTAAGGCGCTTTCACGCAGCGCCTCCTGGCCAAAAAACCAGGTCACAGTCTGGTCATTAACCGAATCGCATAGCGTAGAAGCGGACGCGATAACGTCACGCGCAGACGGGCGGACGATGGCGCCCTTCTGCCTCCAGACGTTGACGATCTTGTCGACGAGAACGTCGGCACCGTTTCGCCCGTCGATTACTACGCAGGACGCTTTCCCGGAGCGCTCATTCAGCCAGTCGGCGAGCCATTGGATGCCGCGGCCGGTCGGTTTGATGTCAATCAGCGAAATGCGCGCCTTGCCCTCTGGCGGGATCACAGCGCCGCACAACGCCACAGCGCTGCCGTCAAACGTGAACTTAATCCCGTAGGCTGTCTTGCCTTCCGGCTTTTGCTCTTCGCTCCGGCAGGCATCCCAGGCATCCTTGGGAATCGCATAATCGACCGCCTTACCGGTCACAGGCGACCACCAGCCGAGGCGCTCACGTGCGAACGTGTCGGCGTCCATCTGTTCGCATTCACCCTCGATCGTCGACGCCAGGATGCGCCGGCCGAGTGCCGGGTTGGTCAGCTCCCAGCGCTTTGGGTCTTTAACGTCCCCAATTTCGTCGACCGAAAACTCGAACCAGGCCATACGGTCTGTCTCGCCGGCGCGCGCCCTGGATCTGATACCACGGAAGACAACACCGGACGCCCCGGGATCCGGAGGCGTGCCGACATATACCGTCTGGGGGTTTAGGCTCGCCGAGATAGCAGGCAGAAAAGACGCCTGGGCGTCCTCGTCCATCTCCTGGGCCTCGTCGATGATCAGCAGATCTCCGTGCTGGCCGCGGCCGCCGTTCCTTGTGCGGGCCAGGAACTTGATCCTTGCCCCGCTCTTAAGGATGATCTGCTCACGCCCGAGCGCCGTCTTGATCTCGGCCACATACGGTTTCAACTTCGGGCTTTCAAAGAAGTCGCGCATCTCCTCGAAGGTCTCGGTGGCCGTCTTTTGGAGGTGCGCTGTGTATATAACCTGCTCGTTAAAGAGCAGCATGCCGGCCTCGGCCCTTCCCTGCACCAGCAGGGACTTTCCGTTCTGCCTGGGCACGGATCCGCCGCAGGTCGAAGCTGCCCATCTCCCGGACGGGCTTCTCCCGAGCCAGTCGTCTAAAACCAGCGCCTGCCATGGGTCTAAAATCGTCCCACCGGCTCGCAGCACCTTGCAGGCGTCAAGACCGTCACTCGTTGAATACTCCGGCGCGATTCTTACGGACGGCTCCTGGCTTCCCATCAGCCGCTCGTTCCGCGAGGAGCTCGCCGATCTCGTCATTGCCTTTTATGTCCCCTTCTATGTCTTCAATCTCTTTCAACGTTTCCCTATATTGTCTTGAAAGCTGTGCAAGATCTCGCGCACCAGGTCGCTGGTCAATCTCATCGGCGAGGATAACAAGCAGTTCCTTCAGTTGCACAAGCCTCGTCGCATTATTAACCACATCTGATAACGCGGGCATCTATCTCATCCTCCCATTCAAGCAAATCGCGTTTATATGAGTTGCACATAGCACAGGCACATTGCAGATTTTCTCTTATATGTTTGCCACCCCGTGCGATCGGAACGATATGGTCAATCGTAGGATAATCAGGCCCAAACGAACCCCATCTTTTATCATTCGGGTTGCAACGTTTTCCGCAAATCTGGCAAGTGTACTTATCCCGCTCCAGTATTTCTTCCCTTTTTATTGTGTTATCGTAAAATGTTCCGTATTCGCGACATCTGCGTCTGTGGCCGTTTTTCGCGTGTTTGCTTTTAGCTTTACAGTTATCGGAGCAATACAGCTTATTAGAGTATTGAGAATAAAATGTTGCTCCGCAAAACGCGCACCGCTTTGGGGTCTTGGCTTCTTTAACTATAAGTAGGACATTAATAAGGTCTTGCCGACTCTGGCTAAGTTCCACAGCCATTTTTTGCTCTTGATTGCAGTTTTCGCAAACAACATGTCTTTTCCTGACAGTTGAAAGCGCTCTTTCAATTTCTTTTCCGCATTTTCGGCATTTAAGCCTTACCCGACTTTTCCCAAGCGTTTCAAGGTATTCAAAACCAGGGTGTAATTCTTCAAACGATTCTTTTTGAGACTGAATAAAATGCCATTCAGGGCAATTTCTTTCGCGCTTAGGCATAGAATAAATTGCATGAACACCAAGTTTACGCATTCTCTTGTCGATGTTTACAATGTGAACACCATATGCATCAGCAATTTCATGCCTCGTCATTGTCTGAACCGCTTCAAGAAGCTGCTCATCTGTTATTTTAAGCTGTTTTTTCTGATTACCGCCTTTCCCATACGTGTATCCGTTGGTTCTTAAAACATTATTTACTGTTCTACAACTATGATGCGTATCAGCGGCGGCAAGCGTCTGATTCCCTAAACGCAAATATGAATCAACGATAGCAGCCTTTTCTGCTTCTGATAAAGGAGTATTACGATAGTTTATGTTTTTATTCACGATTATTGCCCTCATAATCTGCCTTAAAAACGGCCCGGAAACAGGTAAGGCATCCTGCTTGTCGTGTAGCTATCACTATCCGGGCCGGTTTAAAACTTGTGTGCGTGTGTAATTACTTGGTCGCCAGACCTTGTTCGTGAATCGGCGCT